TACCATGATCCATTCTCATCCCAGGGGTCACCTCAAATCCCGTGAGCTCAAGATGTCCACATACAATGTCTGCGTCACTGTCTTCAATCGTTCGAAGAATTTCCTCTTTATTCTCGCTATTGATCCAAGGGAGCATGAGGAATTGTTTGCTTCCAAGTCTGATGTGTTCTGGTCTGGAGTAGATTCTGATGTTTTCATATTGCTCTAACAGTAACTCGGGTGAATTAATCCTATTAGTATTTTTATAATAAGTACAATGATTACCGATAAGCATATGCACTTTGTAATCTTTTAGCTTATCAAAGTAGTTTACCTTGGCACGTTGGAACGTATTGAAATCCATTGACTTACGATTGTCAAAGGTATCTCCTAAATCAATAATAGTTTCTACTCCATGTTTTTTTAGAGTAGGAAAGAACACGTTGTCATAAAACTTCTGCCAGAAATTCCAGAAGGCAAGAGATCCTTTCCTACCGTCAAGATGCTGATCTGTGATTAAAGCGATCTTCATAGTTTACCTCCAACAAATCCATCGTTAAGAACACGGCTTTCTTCCCATCCTTCCTGTAATCCTTTTAGATAAAATCTAGTCATACGAATACATACATCTTTTGATAGTGCTGTGACTAACTCTTTACCTTTTTTGTCAGCACTGTGCCAAATTTTAAATTTAGTTTCATAGACATGAAAGGCATCATCAATCCAATCTACTTCAGCAATTTCTGGATGTTCATTCATCGGTTCATCTTCGTCTCAATGTTTTCTTTAATGCTACCCATCTCAGAATAAGAAGCATTCATGCCTGCCATATCACCATCGTATGTATCTGTATGCATAACGTGTTCGTATCCAGAACGCTCAAGAACTTTGTTCTTAATTTCTTGCTGTTTGTTTTCTTTTTGAATACGGCGAAGAAAAGCGTAGTAAATAATTTGAGTGAAGTAAGCAAACGGGTTCTTTGATTTCTCGGGATTAAAGTTATTGATATACTGTACACAGTTTTCAATACCGTCCGAGATCATGTCATCTCGATAAGTATAGTTTACAAAATTTGGTTTAAAGGATAACCTATTTGCAATTTTTAAAAAACACTCACCGATGTAGCGAGGAATGACAGGACGAGTTTTACCCTCTGCTTCTGCTTTCTCACACTTTTTCTTGTATACAATAAGAGCTTCTAAAAAGTCCTGATTATTTACATAGTGTTCTGGATTTTTCTTGGTCATACATACGGTGTTTGCTTATCATGACAAACATTATACATCTGTATCACGCTGTTGTCAAGAGGGCTTGACAGAACCTCAGAAACTAAGTACAATGACTCTGTTAAGGGTTGAAAGACATATAGGCTCTTAGCTTTTCTTATAGATATTCTCTAAGAAGTTCTTTGCTTCTTTTACAGAACCTAAGTATCCCATTCTCTTGGAGAACTTTTCTGGTTTGATATCAATAGTTTCAGGATCTTCATTCAAACCATTCACGTAAAAGTTTTTGATCTCATCATCTAGTTCGGACATTGTAATGATCTGTTCCCTAGGGATAACAAACATGTCATCGTATGTAGATGTAATCCATTCTTTTAAGATGAACCCAGAAACTTGTTTGCCTTTCTTTTTCTGTACCATCTTCTCTACTAGCATAGGATTATGCAATAGTACAGAATCTTCTTCTGGCAAGAAACATACTTTAGCTACTAATTCTTCACCCGACGTTAATTTAATAGTTGAATAAAATTCTTCTTCCATTTACCTTAGATCTACTTTAATTATTTCATATTTAAAGTTCTCTTCTTTGTAGATTTCTGTTCTCTTTTTAAGATGAAGTAGAGTGTAATTTTTTCTATGCTCAGAAGAGATGTCATCAGCGATATCATAAAGTGTAGCAATATCTTTACCTTCTCCTTTTCTCAGCACTCTGCCGATGGACTGTAAGTTTCTAATTCTAGATTTAGAGGGAGAAGCAAAAATAATATTATGAAGTCTTTTGATGTTAATACCTGTAGAGAACGTTCCGTATGAAGCGACAATAACAGCGTTATCTTCCTGCTCTGTCAGCTGTCTAACAATTTCTCTTTCCTCAATATCAGTAGAACCGCTAACAAAAAATACTTTACGGTTCTGACCTACAGAGTTATTTATTAATTCGTAAAGTGGTTGCCCATGTTTCTCTACAAAGTTAAACAACACAAGAGTGTTGCCATCTAAATCACTAACTAAATTTTTAATCAGGTTATTTCTTTTCTTGTGTTGTACAATGTATTCCATCTCTTCATGGTAGTCTTCAAATGGAATGTGATCATGTTTACACAACAACACTTTGATACGCAGATTAGATAGGTAACCTTTCTTGATAAGGTCATCTGTTTTAGTTACCTTCTCACAAGCACCAAACAATCCTTCTAGTACCCACTTATGTGTCTTGGTTCCGTCTAGAGTTCCTGTGAATCCAAACCTATAGGTAGCATTGTGACACTTCTCCATGATACCAGTCAATGACTTAGACTTGAACAAGTGAGCTTCGTCACCAATCACAACATCAAAGTCATCAAAATATCTTTTAGGAAATTTATAAACAGACTGCCACGTAGAAACAATCACAGACTTGTTACTGTTCTTATCTTGTCCACCATAGATCTTGTGGATGTCATCTGTGTCCCATCCATAATCATGGAAGTCTTTTACAATTTGTTCCACTAGAGATGTAGTTGGAACAACAATAAAGATCTTTTTATTCTGAGCGTGGTAGTATCTGACAAGAGAATAAATCATCAAAGACTTACCAGATCCAGTAGGTGACAGAAACAATCCACGGTTGTACTTCAAAGCTCTGTAGACAGTGTAATACTGATAGTCTCTTGCTTTTATATTAGAAATTTTATCTACAAAATCTTTAACTCCCTGAGGTGACACAAAATCATTGGTGTCGTCTGGTTGTCCATACCACTTGTTCTCTACAATTTCAACACGGTTTCCCTTTTGATCACACCACTCTTTTAGTTGATTCCACAGACCTACATAGAGCGCTCCAGTTGCAGGAGAGTAGAGACGAATCGTGCCGTCCCAGTATCTGTACCTAGGATTCTTTTTTAAGAATTTTGCTTCTGGTACTTCAAAAGTAAAGTAGTCAGATAACTCTTGGTGGACATGAGGTTCTGCCTGAATAGTCAAGAACACTTCATTCTTTTTTTGTACAACCAGTCTATCCATTAGGTTACACCATTAATAAATTTCTCCCAGTCAATAGCAGATTTAATTTGAAATCCTCTATTGCTAATTTGTTTCATTACACTATCGACATAGTATAAAACTTGATCGACATATGCTATCTTTGCTTCTAGATCGATGATGTCCTTATCTGACTCTAGATAAGCTTTCATCTTCTCTGCTGTTTTGATGCTAGTGCCAAAAGGTTTCTCGGCATACACTTTAGCGTCTGCTTCTCCCCCGTAGTATTCTCTCTTATCTCTAAGCAACTGTCTAAGTTGAAACTGAAAAGCAGTTTTTGCTTGTGATAGATCGGAGTAGTAATTTAAATACTTATTGTGTTGATACGGAATCTCTAGAGCTATCCTTCCTAGATCTTCTGTATACTCTTTGTTTTTAAATTGAAAATCAATGTGTGAATCTTTTTTCCACTCTTCTTTAATTGTCTCAAATAGCGTAATAATGTGGGATAGGTTCATTCTTTAAAGTTCTTGTCTCTAATAGTATAACGTGTAAATTTAAAAGAAGCTTCTGCTATAAAGTATTCTTGTGATTGACTGCTTCCGTCAAATCTAATCGGTGTCAATGAGTAAGGAAATAAATTTTCAAAATCAATAATGTGGTTAGTATTAAAGTTTGATGTTAATATGAATAGTCTACCACCAGAGTATCTAGGGTACTCATCTGTTGTAGTCATGTTCTCGGCATTGCCGTTATCAATAATCCACTGATGAATAGATTTATAGTTAATCATATCTTCATCAATGATGAACTGAACAGACAGATCACCAAACGTAACTCCTCCGCCAGGAACAACAGGATAAGTTCTAAACCTTGTAGGAACTTCTGTTACCGGCATTTGGATTTCCGGTAAGTTTGCTGCCTGACAGAAAAAATCCACGCCTCGGAACAATTCTAGTTCCAACTGAAATCCAGTTGGTAATAGATAATTTCTATTCTCTAATTGTTCTGTAAACCAAGCGGCAGGCATGTCAACTTCCCAAGCTACTATTATTTATCTGCATAAAAAAAGACCCCCGAAGGGGTCTTGATGTAAACAGATATCACATGAGGTTAGTAACACGAACCTTTCTGTAATACTGGTTATTGTTAGCAGTGAGCTGCTCAGCATCAGGAGCCGAACCAGGATTAGTAGCATCGACACGAACGAATGGGTTGGATACCATGCCGTAACGAGTCTTGAATCCAATCTTAGGTTGGAAGGTGTTAGGATCAATGCTTCTGAGCATCTGGAGGGGAACGTATGGGCAGTAGAAGAGACCAGCATCATAGGGGCTGGAACCCTTATAACCCATGACGTAGTAGTGGGTGTCGCTTAGGTTAGCAGAGTAAGGATCGACGAAGACCTTGATACGACCGTTGATAGTACCAACAGCGAGGTTACCAGTGTCATCGACTTCACCGATGGAAGGACCACCAGCACCGGTTAGACCGGAGGAGTAGTCAAGTACGCCTGCCATGGCGAGAGCAGAAGCAACGTCAGCAGAGCAGATGATGAAGTTGCCCTTACCTCTACGGGTCTTCTGAGCAATAGCGTTAGCATCACGCTCGATCTGGAATAGAAGTCCTTTGAACTTCTCAACCGACCAACGACCGTTGGAGTCAACGTCAAGGTCGAAAGTACCAGCAGTTGCTACGTTGTTCTGAGCACCAACTTCAGCAACGGTGTAGACTCTACGAACAACCTCACGGTTAATCTCAGCAAGGATCTCGCTCGAAAGGATGTTGGCGAGTTCTTGCTCAGCATCAAGACCATGAACTGCCTTGAGGTCCTGAGCGAGTTCCAAGGTGTACTCGGAACGGAGTGCTCTGGTTCTAGCAGTAACAGCAGTCTTCTCAATGCTGAAGCTCATCTCGTTGAAAAGATTTTCAGCAGTTCCGAGAGTCTCAGCTTTATCACGATCGATGCCTCTTGAACCAGCACCGTAACCACCAGAGAATGGATCGGTTCCAGCACCATCGTAGGCATCGCCTAGTGGGTTGTTACCATCAGCAGCCTGAGTGTAGTCAGGATTACCAACACTGCCGATATCTTGAGTAGCAGAGAAGTTGGTATCAGGCTCAGTAAGTCCGAGAGCCTCAGGACCGCCACGGAGGGTAGAACCAGTTGTTTCTTGATAGTGTGACTTCATGGCGAAGATTAGTCCAGTAGGACCGCTCATGGGCTGAACGCCACAGATGTCATATGCCATTAGGTTGGGCATAGCACGGCGAACAAGGCTGATCATGATAGGATCAAAACCAGCAAGGTTGCCGGTGTCGGTGTTTAGACCATTACCTGAAAGGTTGTTAGGACCAATGGCACCTACAGTGTTAGGAGCCTCAGAAAGCATAGTGGCACCGCCACTCTCTCTCATTGCTCTTTCTTGGTTTTCTAGGATGACAGCGGTAACAGCCTTCTTGTAATTATCCTTGATGCTAGGAGCATCAGCATGATTCAAGACGGGTGCCCACTTCTCCTGAAGTTGGGATGCGTTGAACATTTTTAACCTCTAATTGTTTGTTATTGGTGTAAGATTATTTAGTATAATATATCACTTACCGAACATGGAGATGCCCTTTACATAGGCTTCCATGACTGGAGATAAACCACTTACTTCGGCAGCGTCTTCGCTAGATTCTTCTCTAATCTGAGGAGCAGGATCGGCAGGGAAATATGACTCACGGAGAGTCTTAACTGCTTCAGTGTACTTCTCTACAGACTCAAAGGTAATACCTTTTGCTAGAGATGCTAGCTTATCTTTTTGGGTGTCAGCTAGTCCTTCAGACAACTTGAGTAAAGCAAGTTCTCTGTGGAGTTCGTTGATTGCCTCTACAGATTTCACATTACGCTCAATTTGCTCATTGAGACGGGTTTCCATTTCACGATTTGTTTCAGCGAGGTCTTCTACGATATCCTCTTTATCTTCGGGGATATTGATGTAGTGCTCTTGGAAGAGATTCTTGAGACCAGCAATGAAGTCGGAGGTGATTTCGTTTCTTACACCACGATCAACTGCTAGTTGGTTCTCTTCTGACCATTGAGATACGGCATACTTAACAGTGCCGTTGACTTCCTCAGCAAGTTCAGCTTTAGCTTTCTCAACTTCCTCAGCAAGTGCTTTCTTGTGCTGCTCTTCTAGTTTTGCCCACTCTTCTTCAAGTTTGGACTTAACAGCAGCTTCGAAAATTGTTTTTGCCTTAGCAGCAAAATCTTCAGATAGTTCGGTGCCTTCAGTGAGAGCAGCGACATCAGAAGATAGATCAAGTTCTTCAAAAGAAGGCTTGATAGGATATGTTACGGCAGG